TTGGAGCAATTATTGCAGCGGCTGCTGGCGCAGCAAGTACTGGTTATTCTATTGCTGCTGGAGAAAGCGCAAAAAACAAGCAAGCGGATGCATTGAGAAAACAAGAAAAAGCGCAGACTCAAGCAGTTAATGCGGCTCAGGGTCAGCGCAAGCAAAGCGAAATGGCGATGAATCAGGCGAACAGGCAACAGCCGAATGTTTCAGGAATTATGGAGGCTGCTTCTGCTGCATCAAGTGGTGGTGGTGCTGGGACTATGTTGACTGGTCCGACTGGTGTTGATCCAAACGCTCTTGCACTTGGCAAGTCATCTCTTCTTGGAAGTTAATGGACTATTCATCCGACAATCAGTCTTACAAGGGCGCACCAAAGCGGGAGCAATTGCTTACCCGTCTTGGTCATTTGAAGTCTGAACGGGCGAGTTGGATTGCACATTGGCAGGAGATCACTTCTTACATTTTGCCTCGCAACGGTCGATATTTTCAGCAGGACAGGAATCGTGGGTATCGCCGTCACAACAACATTTACGACAATACTGGCACACGCGCCTTGCGAACTCTTGGCGCTGGCATGATGGCTGGTGCGACTTCTCCTGCCCGTCAGTGGTTTCGTCTAGGGACTGGAGATCCTGATTTAAATGCATTTTCTCCAGTGAAGTTGTGGCTGGACACGGTGACGAAGAGGATGCAGTCTGTTTTTCAGCAGTCGAATACTTACAGGTCTTTGCATCAGATGTATGAGGAACTGGGAGCGTTTGGAACGGCTGTCAGCATTGTGTTGCCAGACTTTAAGAATGTCATTCACCATTACCCTGTGACTGTTGGCGAGTACTGCATTGCGTCTGACTATCAGGGAATGGTTTGCACTTTGTACCGAGAGTTTGACAAAACAGTTGCCGAACTCGTCAAGGAATTTGGTTACAAGAATTGCTCTCATTCTGTCAGGAATCTGTATGACCGAGGCAGTTTGGATCAGTGGATACCGATTATTCATGCGATTGAGCCTCGTGAGGACAGGGATTCGTCGAAAAAGGATGCGAAGAACATGCCTTTTCGCAGTTGTTACTTTGAGGTTGGTGGAGATGACGGGAAATTTCTGCGAGAGGGTGGATATAAGGATTTTCCAGTGATGTGTCCGCGCTGGAGCGTTGTCGGCGGCGACATCTACGGAAATTCCCCTGGCATGGAGGCTCTCGGCGACATCAAGCAGTTGCAACATGAGCAGTTGCGTAAGGCTCAGGTCATTGACTATCAGACAAAGCCACCTCTTCAGGTGCCGAACTCAATGAAGAACAGAGATGTTGAGAGTTTGCCTGGCGGGATCACATTTGTTGACGGTGGCAGCCAGGGTATTAAGACTGCGTTCGAGGTGAATTTGAATTTGCAGCACCTTCTCGGCGACATTCAGGATGTCCGTGAGCGTGTTCGTGGGTCTTTTTATGCTGACTTGTTCATGATGTTGGCGAATGCGACTGATACGCGTATGACTGCGACAGAGGTTGCTGAACGACACGAAGAAAAGTTGTTGATGCTTGGTCCTGTGATCGAGCGCCTCCACAACGAGTTACTTGACCCACTTATCGACATCACTTTTCAGCACATGGTTCAGGCTGGGATTGTTCCGCCAGCGCCACCAGAATTGCAGGGCATGGAGTTAGAAGTCGAGTTTGTTTCGATGTTGGCACAGGCTCAACGAGCGATTGGGACAAATAGCGTTGATCGATTTGTGGGAAACCTTGGCGCAATTGCTCAAATGAAGCCTGATGTGCTAGACAAGTTTGATTCTGACAAGTGGGCAGACTCATATTCTGACATGCTTGGCGTTGATCCCAATTTGATTGTTGCTGGCAAGCAGGTTGCGATGATTCGAGACGCTCGAAACAAGGCAATGGCTGCGAAAGAGCAGACTGCGATGATGGAACAACAGTCGGCAACTGCAAAGAATTTGGCACAGTCGCCAACAGGAAGCGGTCAACAGAACGCGTTAATGGATGTAATGAACCAGTTCAGTGGATATGGATCACCTTCACCAAGTCAAGTTTAAGAAGTAAACAATGGCAATTCCAGCATCATTATCAATTGCATCTTCACCAAACAGTTTTGAATATTAAAAATAAAGGAACAATCCAATGGGACTAAAACAAAAAAATAACACTCCATTTCTTTACGACGAAAACAACAACCTTGTTGGCGTAAAAAATGAAAATGGTACAGATCAACGATTATTTGCAAAGATCTACAATTCTGGAATTGCTGTAAGTGCAGTATCCGCTGCCGCTACATTTGTAACACTTACGGCTGCCGCTGGCGCAAGTTCCACGCTTACCCGAATTAGTAGTGCTGGAATCCATAGTCTTACATCAGCATCTGATGGTCTTGGTGTTTATGTGACTTGGGATGGAACTGGAAGCGGAGTCAACGGCATTTATGCAATGACTTATGTAAGCACAACTGCAATTGACATTGCATCTAAGTTTCTTGCAAAGGTTGTCACGATTGGCGTTCAATCTCCTGGTGTGTTTACATGTGCAAATCACGGTTTCTCATTGAATGATGGAATTCGTTTGACAACGACTGGAACCCTTCCTACTGGTCTTGCTACTGGAACAACTTATTATGTGAACAATGTGTTGGATACAAGCACATTTACGGTTTCTGCAACTGTTGGTGGCGCAGGAGTCAATGTCACGGCAGCAGGATCTGGTGCCCATACAGCGACAAGTTATTACGGCGTTCCAACCGTGGGACTTATTACAACAAATATTCCCGTTGCGTCTTTTACAGTTGGAGCAGGAGAAATTACAAGGACTGGTTACATGAACCTTTCTATAATTTTTACTCTTGTGTCAAATGCAAACAACAAAGCGATTACTGTGCAGTATGGTGGTGTTGATTGGGTCAATACAGGAACACTTACAGCATCAATGTTGTCTGTATATATCAGCAAAGTTGCATATGCGCGTACGCCGACAACGCTTATTAGTTCGCCAGTTACATCTCTTGGTCACGGCGCATTAAATGCGGCAAATGTTGTTATTACAAAGGATTATTCGGCTGCACAGACGCTCATCATTTATGTCAAGTCTGGAACAGTCAATGAAGCAATTACCCTTGAAGGGTATGAACTTGAGGTGAACTAAGCGGTACCCGTGCTTTACAGACAATGATTAGATTTTAAAAGTGAGTAACTACGATCCGCTAGACATTCGAGGTCAAGAGCAAACGAAGGAAAATAAAGACCTTCGAGAAAAACTAAATAGGCAGAACGAAGAATCAGATCTGAAATGGCTGATGAGCAACAAGAAAGGTCGAAGGATCGTATGGAGGATGTTGGATCAGGCAGGAGTTTTTAGGCTTAGTTTTAGTCAGAATTCAATGCAGATGGCATTTAATGAAGGAAACAGAAACAGCGGACTAAGAACGATTTCGATGATTCACCAGACTTGCCCAGACTTGTATCAGGTAATGCTAAAGGAACAAAATGACACAAACAGAATCATTGATGACAACACCAGCACCAACCAATAACGCTGCTGTTGCATCGACTGAATCTCCAACAGGAGATGTATCAAATGCGGTTGTGACTCAAGACCAGCAAGTTGCAAATGCAACTGAAACTGGCAATACAGAGGGCGACAGTAAGGATGCTCCAAAGACCGAAGCGGTTGGCGCACCAGAAAAGTATGAATTCAAAGCCCCAGAAGGCAAGAATTTTGACAACGAAGTCATTTCGACATATTCGGAAGTTGCCCGTGAATTGAACTTGAGTCAGGCTTCCGCGCAGAAGATGTTAGACACACTTGGTCCAAAACTCGCTGAAAGGCAGATGGCTCAAATCGATTCTATTCGACAAGGATGGGTTGATTCGTCACGAATTGATAAGGAATTCGGCGGAGAGTCGCTCGACAAAAACATGTCGGTTGCTAAGAAGGCGTTGGACACATTTGGGACACCTGAACTGCGAACGGTATTAAATCAATCTGGTCTAGGGAATCATCCTGAAGTCATCAGGTTTTTCTTTCGAGCAGGAAAATCAATTAGTGAAGATGGTTATGTCGGTCCGTCAAGTGGTTCAGGTTCAAAGGGACAACCACGAGACTTTGCATCACAAGCGTCAATGCTTTATTCAAATCAAAAATCTTAATTTTAAGGAAACTTTTTTATGGCAACACTTTCAACAACAAATTTAACTCTCGCTGACTGGGCGAAACGAACTGATCCAAACGGATCTGTTCCAGTCGTGGCTGAACTCCTCTCGCAAACAAATGAAATTCTTCAGGACGCAGTTTTTAAGGAAGGCAATTTGCCGACTGGCGAACGCGTCGTAATCCGAACAGGATTGCCAACCGTGTACTGGAGAGCATTGAATCAAGGTATTCCAAGTAGCAAGTCAACGACTGCACAAGTTGACGAAGCATGTGGAATGCTTGAAGCCCGTTCAGAAGTGGACAAGGATCTTGCAATGCTCAATGGCAATACGGCTCAGTTCCGTTTGTCCGAAGACACTGCGTTCTTGGAAGCAATGAACCAAACACAGGCAACGACAATGTTCTACGGCAACCCAGCCACCGAACCAAAGTCCTTCCTTGGATTGGCTGGTCGATACTCAAGTCTGTCGGGCGGAAACGCAACAAATGTTATTACCGCTGGCGGTAGTGGCTCTGACAACACTTCGGTGTTCTTGGTTTGCTGGGGCGACAATACCGTGTATTGCCCATTCCCTAAGGGTTCAAAGGCTGGTTTGATCCATGAGGATCTTGGCGAACAAACCGTGTTTAACAGTGACAGTCGCATGCAAGCGTATGCAACTCGTTACCAATGGAAGAACGGTCTCGTTGTCAAGGACTGGCGCTATGTTGTTCGTATTCCAAACATTGATGTCAGTGATTTGATTGGTCAAACTGGTACTCAGGCTTCAACGGCTGCTACAAACATCATCAAGTTGATGGCAAGAGCAATCTACCGCATCCCAAACATGTCAATGGGTCGATGTACATTCTACATGAACCGCACCGTTCACAGTGGCATGGCTTTGGCAGCGTTGGACAAGAGTAGTGCTGTGTTGAAAATCAACGAAGGTCTCACTCAGTTTGGTCAACCACATAGTTGGTTGACATTCCTTGGCGTTCCACTTCGCAAGGTTGATTCTTTGCTCAACACAGAAGCCGTTGTCTCATAATTCAAATTTTACAAAAGGAAAAAACATAAAATGATTACTGATAATTTTCTAAGACTTTCTGGTTCGCTTACGGCTGGTTCTGCAACTGGTCAAACTATTACTGCTACCGCAAATTCAACCAATGTTGTCGATCTTTCGCTTGCGCGAGATATTGGCGAAGGCGAAGATTTGTATGTGCAGTTTACTGTTGGAACTGTGTTTGCAACTGGAACAAGCCTCACACCAACAGTCGTTGTTTCTGCGGCTGATAGTCTTACAACGCCAACCACAATTGGTACTGCTGGAACAATTTTGACTGCAACCCTTGTCGCTGGTTACACATTTGCAGTTCGCTTGAATCCAATTGTTGCTTCACTTGGTTTGCGTTATCTTGGTGTAATCTATACGGTTGCTGGTTCCAATTACACAACTGGAACAATCACAGCAGATGTTGTTAATGACATCCAAGACGGCAAGAAGTTCTACGCATCTGGTTTCGCTGTTCTTTAATTTAAGGAGATTTTATGGCAAAAGTAAAAGCAAAAGTCACATGTTTCATTGACAACTCCCTCCGCAATGAGGGAGATGAATTTGAATACAACGGTCCAAAAAACACGAATGTCGAAATTCTCGACGGGACTGAATTTGAAAAGACCGAGGTCAAAGTAGAGGACACTCAAGTTGCAAAACAAAAGTGGACTCCAAAAAACAAGACTGCTGCTTCTTCGGCTGACTAATCTCGTTTGTAAAGATTCATACGAGCGAGGGGAGTCGATGAGAAATCACGACTCCTCTCGTTTTCATAAGGAGGTTCGATGGCTAGTGTTGTAGATATTTGTAACCTTGCGTTGGCTCATATTGGTGACGATGCAACGGTTTCGAGCATTGATCCTCCTGAAGGTTCCGCGCAGTCTGAGCATTGCAAGCGTTTCTATGCAATTGCAAGAGACACAATGCTCCAAATGCATAATTGGAACTTTGCTTCAAAACGCATCTCGTTGGCTCAAGTTACGAACCCAATAACCGAATGGCTGTATGCATACGCTGCTCCTTCGGACATGTCTGTCGCAGTTTCAATTCTTGCTTCAGATGCTGGTGATGATTACTCGGCTCGTTTCGTTCCCACCGACACGCCATTCTTTCCGCCAGTTGTTGCGGCTGGTCAATACACACCTCAACCTTATTCAATTGAGGTTGACACTATTGGCAACAAAGTCATCTACACAAATCAAGAAAGTGCCGTGCTTCGGTATCAGGCTTTAATTACAGATACAACAAAGTTTGATGCGTTGTTTGTTCTGTCTTTGAGTTGGCACCTTGCAAGCATGCTTGCAGGTCCAGTCATCAAAGGAGATGCAGGATCTGCGGAATCAAAGCGTTGCATTCAGATGATGTCTGGATACTTGCAAGCAGCAAAGCAATCCGATTCAAATCAAAGGAACATCAGGGTCGAGCATGTTGTTTCGTGGACAAGCGGACGCTAATGCCAACAACCAGAACATTCAATCGGTCATTTGCTGGTGGCGAATTGTCGCCCGAAATGTTTGGTCGTATTGATGATCAGAAATTTCAGACTGGTGCTGCAAAGATGCGGAACTTTATTGCATTACCACAAGGTCCTGCCGTAAACCGACCAGGGACAAAGTTTGTACGAGAAGTCAAAGACAGCACCAAGAAGACTCGGCTTATTCCATTTACATACAGCACCACACAAACAATGATTCTTGAGTTCGGTGAGGAATACATACGATTCCACACGCAAGGCGAGACACTTCTAGCAGGAACTGGAGCCGCATACAACGGAGCAACTTCGTATGTGGTTGGAGCAATGGTGAGTTACTTGGGTAACAATTATTACTGCATCCTTGCATCCACAGGCAACTTGCCAACGAATTCCACATATTGGTATCTAATACCAAGCGCTGCATACGAAATTCCAAGTACATACTTGGAAGTAGATTTGTTTGACATTCACCATGTTCAATCCGCAGATGTGTTGACGCTTGTTCATCCAAACTATCCACCGCGTGAACTACGAAGACTTGGCGCAACGCAGTGGACTTTAACAAATATTTCTTTTGTTCCAACCGTGACAAGTCCAACAGGCGTTGCTGTAACTGCGTCCCGTGGCGAAGCGTTTAATATTACTGCGATCACGCAAGCAAATCCAGGTTCCTTAACGCTTGCATCTGTGCATCAATTTGTTGTTGGGGATTCTGTGTATATCAGCGGAATTTTAGGAATGACAGGATTTGTTGCTGGTTTCTATGTTGTTAATACATCTGTCGCTGGAAGTACATATCTCAGCGTCAAAAATTACACAACTGGCGTTCCATTTGACACAAGTGGATTTGCCGCATACACAGGTGGTGGCACAATTGAATATGGGTCAAAAATATTTGACATTAATAATTATTATGTTGTTACTGCTATTGCTGCAAACGGAGTTGACGAAAGCCTTGCGTCCGCAAGCGTAAATGTCACAAACAATTTGTATGTGAATGGAGCGTTTAACACAATTACTTGGTCTGCGGTTGCTGGTGCTATTCGATACAATGTCTACAAAATTCAGTCTGGTTTGTATGGATACATTGGTCAGACTCAGGCTTTGTCATTTACCGACAACAACATTGCGCCTGATATGGGAATCACAACTCCAATTGTTGAAACAGTTTTTAATAGTGCCAACAATTATCCTGGAGCAGTTTCGTACTTTGAACAACGCAGAGTGTTTGCTGGAACAACCTACGCTCCACAGCAATTGTGGATGACACGGTCAGGCACCGAAAGTGACATGTCGTACCACTTGCCCGTAAAAGATGACGACCGCATTTCGTTTAAGGTTGCAGCGCGTGAAGCAAACACTATTCGACACATTGTTCCGTTGCAGCAGTTGATGCTGTTGACCAGCGCAGCCGAGTGGCGTGTGTCACCAGTGAACAGCGATGCGATTACGCCAACCACGATTTCGGTTCGACCTCAGTCTTACATTGGCGCAAACAATGTGCAGCCATCAATTGTCAATAACAGTATGGTTTATTGCGCGGCGCGTGGCGGTCACATCCGTGAACTTGGATATTCATGGCAGTCCAATGGATACATCACAGGTGATTTGTCGCTTCGAGCAGCGCACTTGTTTGACAATTATGAGATTACAGACATGTGCTATGGCAAGTCTCCGCATCCACTGATTTGGTTCATCTCATCGACTGGTTTGTTGTTGGGATTGACTTATGTTCCTGAGCAACAAATTGGTGCTTGGCATCAGCATGACACGGACGGCACATTTGAAAGTTGCGCTTGTGTCGCCGAAGGAACTGAAGATCATTTGTATGTTGTTGTGAAGCGAACAGTCAACGGAAATTCAGTTCGATATGTTGAGCGTATGGCATCAAATGCATTTGATTCTCTTGATGATTGTTTCTTTGTGGATTCAGGATTGACTTATGACGGGAACAACACTACAGCAACAGATGTGACCGTGTCAGGCGGAACTCTTTGGGGACCAACCGAATTACTGACAATAACGGCATCGACTCCGATCTTTGCGTTTCCTGCAACAACAGATGTCGGTGACGCGTTTGTGTTTACGGCAACTGACGGAACAAAGTACAGGTTGACAATTGAGAGTTGCTCATCGACAACCGTGGTTCAGGCTCGACCTGACAAGGTTCTAGCGGTGGAATTTAGAAATGTTGCTACAACAAGTTATGGATTTGCTCGTAATACTTTGTCTGGTTTTTCGCACTTGGAAGGAAAGACCGTTTCTATATTGGCTGACGGAGCCGTTATGCCAAGCGAAATTGTTGTTAGCGGATCAATTACAATTGATCGAGCAGCAGTCAAAATACATGTTGGCTTACAATATTTCAGCGACTTGCAGACCTTGCCGCTAGCAATAAACATTGAAGCCTTTGGTCAGGGTCGAGTCAAGAACATTAATCAGGCTTGGGTTCGAGTGTTTCAGTCAAGCGGTCTGTTTGTTGGACCTACCGCTGACAAGTTGACCGAAGCCAAGATGAGAACGAACGAACCGTATGGGTCGCCGCCATCGTTGCGTTCCGACGAGATCAGCGTAAACATCACGCCGACATGGGCGCAAAGCGGTCAGATCTACATTCGTCAGGCTGATCCACTTCCATTGACGATTGTCGGAGTAACCATTGAAGCGGTGGTAGGAGCATAAACATGTACACAGATCCTTACGCCACATCTACAAGTTGGAATCCCAATTATCAAGGTCCACCAAGCGGATTAGTGCAGTTCGACCAAAGTGGCGCACAAATTGGTGGCGGTGGTATGGATGCCGCTGGAGCGTTTCAAGTGGCTGGCGGAATTATGGCGATCTTTGGCGCGGCAAACAGCGCCATCGGGACTTTCTACCAAGCCCAAAGCGCACAGAACCAATTGAAGGTTCAGGCTCAGAACGAACGCTTCCAGTCGCAGATGTCTGCCATCAATGCCAAGAGCGCCGAGTTTAGCGCCCAGCAGAGCCTCTTGGCTGGCGAGAAGCAGATTGGGCAGTACACAATGAGGGCTGGTCAGCAGAAGTCGTCAGCGGTCGCCTCAATGGCTGCAAGAGGCATTCAAGGTGGAGTCGGATCTGCCAAAGAAGTCATTGGCAGTATGGACATTGTCAAGGAAATTGACAGGCTGACGATGTCCGCAAGCAATGTCCGTCAGGCTGAGGCACTTAGAAACCAAGCCATGAACTACCGCAACCAGTCCATTATGTCTGGTCTAAGCGCCGACAACCTCAACACCAGCGCTGGGACAATTTACCCAGGGCTTGGCGTAGCAACCAGCCTGATTGGAAGCGCAACAGACATTGGTGGAAACTGGGCAAGAGACAACAGGCTTGAACAGTTACTTCTCGCACAGTCAACCAAGAGATTCTAAATGCCAACAGTACCAACATCATTCGTCCCTCAAGTTTCTCCACAGGGTGATGGAGGAATGGTTCCACTTCAGGCTCCTCCAGTTGAGGGTGTACGCAACGCATTGCCAGAACAACAGATTCGGTTTGGCGAGGCAATGAGAAGCGCTGGGAATGTTTCTTTTCGGATTGGTCAGCAGTTGCAGGATTCGATTGACGAGGCGGCTGCAAAGGCTGCCGATGTGGAATTATCACAGTTCTCAAATAACATTCTTCGTGGCAAGGATGGATATCTCGGTCTTCAGGGTAAAGACGCGGACACAAGATACGAAGAGACAAACAGCGCAATCCTTTCTGCTGCAAATGGCATTCAGTCAAGACTAAAAAACAAGACTCAGGTTGAACTGTTTAATCAATCTGCATCTCGAAACATTGTTCAGTTTCAGGGTCAGATGGGCGCACATTGGAACAATGAAGTTCCTAAATACTTGGCGATGGAATCGAATGCCCGTGCAATTCAATCGAGCCAAGACGCAATAAATTCGTATTCATCCTTTTCAAACGCATATCTAGAAAGTATTGCAAAGGCTGAAGCGGAAACTGCAACGGGATTGTCTTATCTTGGAATCTATAAGGGATCTGCTCAATATGATCAATCAATGAAAAAGGTGCGTTCTGGAATTACGGCTGGAGTTGTCAGCAGGTTAATGGATGAAAATTCTTATCAAGATGGTTTGTATTATTTAGAAGAGCAAAACAAATCAAAGTTGATTGACGAGCCAACATATCAATCGTTGCGTTCTGGATTGATTGCAAACAGAGATCGGCAGATGCGTATTGAATTAACTTATGCCATTAGGAATGGCTATCCACTTACAACACCTTCTGGAACTGGAAACTATTCGACTCCAGTTGTTGGAGGAGAGATTGTAAGTTTTAGCGAAAATGAATATTCCACCAAAGACGGTAAAAAGGTTTTATCAGGATTGACATTAGAAGTAGGTTCTGGAACTCAAATTAGATCCCCTGGCAGATCTACAGTAGAAGATTACAAAGAGGGTAGTAGCACCGTTACCCTTAAAAATGAAGATGGAACTCGATTTCACTTCCAAGGAATTGTCCCTTTAAACATAAAGCAGGGAGACAAAATTGCCCGTAACCAAATTATTGGTGTGGCAATGGATGATAAAGAAAATCCTGGAAAAGCAAATCTTACATATTCATTTACAAAAGATGGAAAATTAAAAGATCCGCAAAATGCAAATGATCTTGTAGAAGATGTAGGTAGACCAAAAACAAATACACTTCGAGACCAACTTGATCGTGCAAAGCAAATTCCAAATTTAGAAATGAGAAACCAAGTTGAATCGTCACTTAGGCAGGAGCATGAACAAGATGTTGCTGACTTTAACAAAGCGTACAATGAAAATAAACTTGCGATTTACAACATGGATGCTGCTGGAGTTTTGCCAAACCAAGAAAATGAGTTTGAAAAAAGGTTTGCATTTCTAACTCCAGATGATCGACAAAAATTTAATGCGCCAAAAAATGCTCAAAAACAAGAACAAGCATCTTTAAACGCAGAATATGAAATTACTACGGCTGGAGGTCCAACCCCAGAATTGTTGGAGAAGTATTCAAGTGACTTGACAGGTCCAAAACTGATTGCTTATATGAAGCAAATGCAAACTGTAAGATCATCGTCAGCATCTTTTGATCAAGAGAAATTTGGTTTGCTGCTTCGTCAAAATGGACTTGCTGCGTATGCGAATCCCACAGAAGACGACAAATTAAAAGCATTGCAAATG